CCCGCCTACGGGAAAAGCTGGCCCTCGACGTTCGTCACGATCAACGCCGTCACGGTGCGCTTCGCCTGCGGCTACGGGGCTGCTGGTACTGATGTGCCCAAGGCGATCCGAAGCTGGATGCTGATGCGGATTGCGAATCTGTTCAAGAACCGCGAGAGCGTTGTGATGGAAAGCGGGGCCGTCAATGTCGCGTCGCTTCCGGCGACCTTCGTGGACAGGCTGCTCGATCGCTACCGTATTTCTCCGCCGCTATGAATAGCGGTGAGCGCGATCGCGAGATTGTCGTCGAGTTCAAGTCGGATGGTCAGAGCGGGTCCGGCGAGCCGACCGAAACCTTCGGGTCCCCGGAAACGATATGGGCCAAGGTGCGCCCGCTCTCCGGCCGCGAGGCTTATGCGCTGTTGGCGCAGCAGATCGTCGCTGACGAGATGCTTGTATTCAACATCTACTGGCGACCCGATGTCCGGCCTGGAAAGGCGCGCATCAAGTACAACGCTGGCGACGTGGAGCGTATCTACAACGTGCGGCGGGTCGCCGAGATCGGGCGGCGCGCGGAGCTCGATGTCTTCGCCGACACGGCGGTGGCCTGAAATTTCAGCGTTTAGGCGGGACAAGGTGATGCGTCATTTTCAAGGAGTTTTCAATCAACTCTGTCGGGCTTTCCTTGCGTTTGCTCATCCAGTGGACTAGCCAGCCTGGTAGGCGGACGCTGCATATTTCTCGACGTAGGTTTGGCGACACGAGTGGGCGCCCGCGCTTTTCCCCTGAGGCTTTGGAGTGCATTTCTAGCTTTCATAAAAGAAAATGTGTAATACATCGATTTTCGTATGACCACGTATTTGCGTAGCGTGGTTTCCGCTTTGCCTTGCTCGGCAAGCCAGTCAACGATCCATCGTGGCAGGCGAACGCAGAGCATTCGCCATCGCGCAGTGAGCAATAAGCACCGTCTCCTTGGATTGGGCTTCATCGCTCAATACGTGAAATGAAAGCAGCTTGCGCTAGGCCCGTAAAAACTTTGCGGGCAGACGGAGCGCAGAGTTGCCCAAAAGGGTTCCGGGCTTTTCTGATGATCAGCCCAATTCCATAGGCGTGTTGCATTTCTTTCGTTGTCAACGCAGAACGTTCTTGCCAGTTTGGTGAACTTCTCGATTTTCGTCATTGCGTTCTCCTTCTTCTTGTGCCAGAGGCGCGGTCGGATTCGTTTGAATCCAAAATAAGTGTAATACGGATTATAGGGAAAGGCAAGATAATATCTGTATTACGTAAATATGCTGTAAATTCATTGGGGTAGGAAGATGATCTTCGAGCATGTCCAGGGCGTGGATGAGGTAATCCGGAAACTTCGGGAATTCCCCGTAAAGTTTGAGCAAAACATAGTCCGCGGTGGACTGCGCGCAATGGCGGTAGTGGTCAAGAATGCGGCCCAACCGCTGGTTCCGGTGGGCCGTGGCGTATTGCACCCAGGGGCGAGTGCGTCTCTTGCCGATACGCTGCGTGTGTCCAGCTACGGCGTCGGGCGGCGCGACCGAGCTGGGCGGACATTGATTGCCTCGGTCAAAGTTGGAGATCGGCGCAAGGGCGTGTTCTATGCTGCGATGGTAATGGGGGGGACGCGGCCTCACCTAATACGAGCGCGCTACCAGGGATTTCTGAGGCTGACAGGCGGCTTGTTCGTGAAGAGCGTGCAGCACCCGGGGGCGCGAGCAAATCCATTTATCGAAACCGCGTTCAACGCCTCGCGCGACGCCGCTGTCCGCGCGGGCTTCGACTATGTGACCGAGCGCACAAAAAAGCTGATTGAGGAGCAGGGGGCTAAAGCCTCGTGAGCGACTTCTATGCAGGTGACGCGGTCAAGACGCGGCTTCAGGCGGTGAGCGCCGTCACGTCTCTGCTCGGAGCGGCTGATGCTATTTACAAGGGCAAGACGCCGCAGAACCCGGTCTATCCCTGCATCGTCTACCGGCAGTCGAGCGCGCGCCGCCTGCAAGGTGTCCACGACGATCCCGGCTACGCGATGATTACCGTGCAGGTCGTGAGCTTGGCCGACACGCTCGACGCCGCGCATACGGTGGACAAGCAGATTCGGCTTGCGCTGGAGCGCTTTGGCTCGAGCCAGCCGGCGGGGATCCCGTTCGCCGGTGGCACGCTCTACGACATCAAGCCCGGCTCGAGCGCCGATGGCTATGCACCGGAGGTCGATAAGGAATTCGTGACGACGGACTATATCGTGCACCACTTGGAAACCACGCCATGAGAGGAAACGACACCATGAAGCAGCGCAGCACGGCAGACGAGAGCATCGTGCACGTCCGCGAGAAATCCACCGCTCAACCCGAAACCGATTTCAACGCCACGCATCGCGACGAATACGCCGGCCTTGGCGGCGAATATACGATCCGCGATGGCAAGCGCGTTCTCCTGCATCGCACCCGTACCACGCCGCCCAAAGCCGGCGGGCGCCGCAGTACTGATCCGTCCGAGTAATTTCCACTTAAAGGAGCACGAACATGCCCGACCGCCTGGAAACCCGGCATGCACTGACGATGAAGATCGACGCGACTTACGGCACGGACCCCGTCCCGGCCGGCGCGACCGACGCGGTGTATGCCTACGACCTCAAGGTAACCCCGATGGAGAACGAGGAAGCGCCGCGCAAGCCGGTGCGGCCGTTCTTCGGCGCGGATTCCACCGTCATCGGCGGCACCAAGACCAAGATCGACTTCGGCATGGCGATCGCCGGTTCGGGCGCAGCCGGTACTGCGCTGCCGGCGGCTTATCGGGCGGCGCTGCGGGCCGCCGCGCGCTCGGTGACCAACAACCCGACCATCGACGAAATTTATCCCCTTGTGTCCTCGGCGTTCGATTCGGCCACTGCCTACTACTACGACGACGGCGTGCTGCACAAGATTCTCGGAATCCGCGGCAACCTCACGCGCGAACTTAACCACGAGCAGATCCCGATGTACAAGTTCTCGGGCATCGGCCTTTATTCGCCCCCGACCGACACTGCGCTGCCGACGCTGACCTTTCCCACGACCTGGCAGAAGCCGCTGGTGATCAACAAGGTCAACACGACTTTCACGCTGCACGGCTTCGCCGCGGTGCTGGAGTCGCTCACGCTGGATGACGGCGTGGTCTACGCCTGGAAGGACTACGTCAACAGTGCCGCCGACGTGCGCATCAGCGACCGGCCGCTCGTGAAGGGTAAGGTCTCGGTTCAGGCCGACACGATTGCAGCCAAGGATTGGTTCTCGATCGCCAAGGCCGGCACGACCGGCGCTCTGGCTCTCACGCACGGCACCGCCGCCGGCAATAAGTGGAAGCTCGACGCGGCGACAGTGCTGCCGAAGAACCCGACGCGCGACGTGAAGGATGGGATTCTGTTCTACGGCATGGACCTGGAGTTCTATCCGACCTCGGCCGGCAACGACGAGATCGTCGAGCGGGTTCTATAGCCATGGCCTTCACGATTAAAAAGCGTGAGTCGTATCAATGGACGGTCGAGCACGTCATCAGCAAGGAAGACGGCAAGCCCGAAGTGATGCGCTTCAATGCGGAATTCAAAGCGCTGTCCAAAAGCAAGGTCAAGGAACTGGCCGAGCGTATCGGCAACGGCATGAAAGACGATGAGTTTCTTGATGACGCTTTGATCGGCTGGTCCGGCTTAAAAGACGAGACCGGCGATTTCGCCTACACCGATTCAAACCTAGAGCGTCTTCTTGAATCGTTCCCCGGACTTGCGGGGAGCATCTATACAGCTTGGTTTGAGTCGGTGAGCGGCGGTCTCGGCGGGGTTGCCGCGGTCTTGCTAGGAGCAGCAGCGAGAAAAAACTAATTGCCGTCGCGACCGCCTGGGTGCGGTCGTGGTCGAGTGGCGGTGAAGCTCTGCATCTGCCCGAGGATTTTCAGGGCCCCGCCTGGATGCACGAGGAACAGGGCGATCCAGAGCGCGAGGCTTTCGGCGTTCTCCCCGACAACTGGAACGCCGCCCAGATATTCTTTTCCTGCGGGACACAGTGGCGTCAGGACAAAAACGGGGTGCTCATTGGTCTGCGTTATGACGCGCTCGACATCGTGATGCGGCACAGCAGCGAGACGGATTCCAGCGACGCCTTTGCGCGCGTTCAGATCATGGAGAGCGCAGCGGTGGACGAAGCCCGGCGGATGGCGCCGAGAACCTAAAGAGGAATAGGCATGGCCGGCGTTACCTACACGATTGATTTTGCCGCCGCAATAGCGCGCTTGACCGAGGGCACCGAGCGAGGAGCGGCCTCGGTCAAGAGCATGGCCCGCCAGATGGAATCGGCATCGAACTTTGCCAAGAATGCGCTTGCTGCGCTCGGTGTCACCCTGGGCGTTGGGTTCTTCGTTAATTTTCTCAAGAACACGAACGACGCCGTTGCCGGAATGGTTGATCTCGGACGTGAGGCCGGGACCACGGCAGAGGCGATTTCCAGATTTGAAGCGCCAGCGCGATCTGCGGGCTTAGGACTTGAGACCGTTGCGGCGGCGATATTCAAGATGAGCAAGGCCGCGCTCGAAGCGAAAGACCCCGCCAGTAATGCAGCGCAGGCGTTGAAGGCCATCGGCATCTCGACCGCTCAGTTGAAAGGACTGAAGCCCGACGAGATGTTCGAGTTGGTCGCGCGGTCGATTTCCAAATACAGCGATGGCCTTGCAAAGAACAACATTATGCAAGAGCTGTTCGGCAAGTCCGGCCGAGAAATGAACAAGGTTGTTGCGGAGATTGCGGAGAGGGGGAAGCTCGCTGCTACGGTTACGGATGAGCAAGCTGCGGCGTCGAAGCTCTTCAACGATCAACTTCTGGAGTTGAAGATGACCTCCGAGAAGTTCTGGCGAAGCCTCGTTGCGGAGGGCGTCCCGGCGATGAACCAGATCATCAAATCTTTCATCACGGCGAAAGAGGAGGGTGGTCTTCTGAGGGGAGTCGTCGCTGCCACCGCTGACGTGTTCGAGGTGATGTTTTCGGATAGCTTGCGGGTGCAGTTGGAGAAGACGAACAAGGTCATCGCAAACCTCCGTGAAGCAGTGGGGACGACTTGGTATAAGACGCCGTCTCGGATGCGCGACGAGCAGCAATGGCTCGCCGACGCACTGGAGCGCAAGCGCCAGTTAGAGATGGAGATTGCGTTGCAGCAGCGCGAGGTCGAGGCGCGACGCGCTGCTGGAGCTGGGCCCGAGAAGCCCGGCATTACATTTGACCCAACTGCGCAAGCAGCAGCTTTGAAGAATGCGCTGCATATCACCAAGCAGATCCAAGAAGGACAAGAGGAATGGGGGAAGACCCTCGGTGAATTCGACAAGCTGCTGCTCGATCATTTCAACGGCATCGAGGCACTGTCGCTGAAGTACCAGAACTTGGCCGCATCACAGCAAGCCAGTTTTGCCCAGCAGGGCGAGATGATCGCCAATTCGCTAGGCACTGAGAGCGACATTGAAAATCGAGCCTACGACGACAAGCTGGCGCGGTTGCAAGCCTATTTCGCGACCAAGGAGGATTTCACAACACAGGATCATGAACGCCTCGAACGCTTGACGCAGCAGCATCAGTTCAACATGAACAACTACAACACGATGGGAATAAAGAGTCGAGTCGAAATTGAGAAGATGGGAGGAGATCAACAGCTCTCGTACTACACGGGAACCCTGGCGAATATCACATCCGCAGGTGCGCAGCACAACAGAACCCTATTTCGACTGAATCAGATTGCTGGCATCGCAAACGCAATAGTTTCCACCTATCAGGGCGCAGCAGCAGCGCTTAAATGGGGTTGGCCGATGGGGCCGATCTTCGCTGCGATTATCGTAGCTGCTGGACTCGCGAACGTCGCAGCTATCCGAAGGGCCTCTTTT